TCATCATCATTAAAACGTATAGATTGATCTATAGTTTCTGGATAAAATCCTGCACTAGCACCAAACCATTTTTCATTTGAAACCATTAGCTGAAAGCCAACTGAGGTGTACCAAGTGCTATTGAATTATCAGCCATTATCATGTACGGAACAATATCTTTTGCATTATTTGCACTTGATAAAGTTAAGCCACTTCCACCAACAGTTTCATAATCTGTGCCTAAAGAAACTGTTCCAGCACTACCCGAACTAGGTTGTATAAATTCAATAACGCCTGTTTGACCTACATTTGACGCTTCAGTTGTTGGGTTAGCTAAAGTATTTGCACCACTACCTAAAGTAAGAATAAAGTTTTGATTTGTATCAAAATCTAAGGTTTTACTTGTAGATATTGTTGCTGTTTCTGTTGCTGGAATAGTTGCATTACCTAAAACTATTCTGCCAGTTCCATTAGGTGTAATGTTTATATCTCTGTTTGATGTGGAAACAATACTAAAAGTAACAACGTCTAAATTTCCTCCAAGTTGAGGACTAGTATCGCCAGAAAGACTTGTAGATGAATCTGAAACATTCACTGTATTGGCAGATGTATTAAAAGTTGCAAATGTAATATCATCTGAGCCATCATAAAATTTTAAAATAGGGTTTGCTGAATCATTTATATCTAGCCACATCATTCCATGATTTATATAAAGTGGTCTTGATGTTCCTGCATGAAATTGTGTAAAGTGTTCTAAAATTCTATTTAAATCACTTCTAAATGATGGAAATGATTGATTAGCAACTTGTAAGTCACTTGGTCTTGATGAAGTTGGATAAGCCATAATTATTTATACTCCTTTTATGTTCCTTTTGCAATAAAATCAAATGTTCTTCCTACACCCTCGTCTGAACTATTTAGAAATTGCAGATTAAATCCATTTATAGTTTTGCTCGTTACATTAAAATAATCGCCAGTATTTAAAGTCTGTCCAGTAATACCAACTGCATAGTTTGTATTTTGAAATGACTTATTAAATGTAATTGTTTTTGTACCAGTTGAATTTGAATAACTTTCATATGGTAGTAATGATGTAGACTGTGTTACTTGATAACCCCACGCATACACACTTCCTCCAACACTGCTATTATTTTGACCTGGAAAAAAAACAGATTTTGATTGTGTTGCAAATGTATAAGTTCCAATAAAAGAACACCTAAACCAACCATCTGTGCCTACTGATTGTATTGTACTACTTACATGAGTTGCACCACCACTAGTAAAAGTTCCATCAACTGCACCAGTTGAAAGATTGTATCTTACTCTTACCCATTGTGAATTATCTGATTTACCATATTTAAGTTCTGCGATGGTATTAGTATTTGCTTTTATATAACATGAGATAGAATATGTCCCTGCATCGTGATGGTTATCATTGTCTATTTCAACTCTTCTGTAAACGTTAGCATTTTTCGTGATTAAATCAGCAGTAACTTGACCATTTATAGGGTTTGCTATTTGATCAGCATTTGTGGTTGTGCCTTTTTGATCCCAATTTTCAAAGTTTTCAGAGTTTGGTTGTTGATTTACCCAACTATGAACATCATTACCACTAAATATTCTGTCTTTTATATCAACTGAAACTGTTACTTCTGATACAACTGGTGTTGTTGCTGAATCTCTTGAAATTAAAACAACTCTAAATTTAAAATATCTTGCTTCATATTCCCCAATAACAAAACCCCTAAAATCTGTATATGTTACATTATCATCACTTGTTGCTATTTCTAAATGTGCATTTTGATTAACTGGTGCATCTCCATCAAAATTTGATGTTGCATCATCAAAATTTCCAGACCTGTTATCAAATAAATCATCTGGGTTGTCTGCTGAGGAATCTAATTCACCAGTTACAGTAACTGTGTGTTTTGCACCAATGTCAATAACATTTGCAAATTCATAATTACCACTTGATAAAAAATCAGCATTACTTGCACCAGAATCAAAGAACCTAGTTGTGTTATCATCAAAATTACCACTTGCTGAATCAAATAATTCTGAAGAATCTAACTGTATCGCTCCATCTGTTAATACTGTATTTGTAAACGTACCTCCGAATGTAGGGTGTTCTGATTGTGTTGCTATATTGTTAAAATTTAAAACACTAGTAACATCTGAAATTATAGCAGTAGCATTTGAACTAACATTACCATTTTTATCAACTGCTTTAATTAAATATGTTCCTTGTCTTGCAGGAACAGTAATAGATGTTGCAGGTCTTGATACTCTTTCAACTAAAGCAACACTATTTAACCAATCTGCTGTTCCATCAACTTTTTTTGAGAATCTAATATTATAAAAAGATAAATCTAAATCTGGTACAGTTTCCCATGATAAATGAGCATCTTCTCCAGAAACATTACATGAAAAATCTGTTACGTCAGATGGTGGTGCAGATTCTCCAACAATTGTTCTTGATGCTGTAACATAGGTTGAAGAAACTCCCAAACTATTAATTGCTTTCACTCTAACATTATAAATTAAATCATCTTTCACATTTAAGACTCTATGAACTAATCCAGAACCTTGAGCATATATTATAAAATCTGATTCTGTGCTTAATTTGTATTCTACTTGGTAAAAATCAACAAATTGGTCTGGACTTGCTCCAATAGTTATGTCTAAAGCAACAATAACTGTTCCTGCATTATATTCAATTAATTGGTCTGATAAAGTTACACTTGCAGGTGGTTGAACTGTTAATGGGTTAGGTAAAGTTGTATCTGGTATTGTCGGTACTTCTTGTTGAGTTCCAAAAGTATAAAAGCTATCTTGATGTTCTGAACATTGCAAACTTACTGTATGGTCTGAACTTATAACTAAATTTTGCACTCTAAATGGTTTTGCTGAAAAACTTGGGGTTGAGTGTGTAATATTAACAATATCTCCGATAGACAAATCAAGGGCTGTAGCGTCTGCCTTTAGAGATATATTTAGACTTGACCTAGAACGCCTTAAAATAATTTCTGCCATCTCTTGGGCTTGATATGGGCTTGTAAACATAGAAAAATCAAACCTACCCTCTAATAACAAGCCACCATCTGCTGTTTTCATTGTTGCGTGTTGGTCTGCACTTGCTAAACCAGTTTCGTCTACTGGTGGAAATTGTGCTGTATCTGATTGATATTCTTTACTTGGGTTTATAAAACTAACAATTACTCTATTGTATCTTGAGTTTTTATTTTTACTTTGAACTGTAATGCCATCAATAATATTGTCCTCTGTAAGCGTAATTGACGCACTACCAGTTGTTTCAATTAATATGTTATACTTACCCCCAGTAAAATTTAAATAAGCCCTAGAACCCCTTACAAATTCTTTTACATTGTCTATGGCTTTTTTAGAAGTATCAACAACTGTATGACTATCCATCAAGTCTATCGTGCTTGCTCCAGAATAAGGCGTAATATCTGCATCACATACATCACCTGCAACTTGCCAATCTGCAAAATTACTATCGAAATAGCTATTAGGTATACCCATGCCAAATCTTTCATTTCTTAAATAATCTAATAATTGATAAACTGGATTGTCTGAATATTCCCAAGTAGAACTTGTATCTGCTCTATGTGTTCCAGAACCTCCAGTTACTGTACTATCAAGATTTGGATTATAAACCTTTTTTCCCTCAACAACAGCTTGTACACTTGGTAATGAGCCAAATTTATCTCTGTTCCATTCAAACCTTATAGCTAAATAAGCCAACCCTCTTAATCTATGATTGCTTGTCCACGAACTAAGTGTTGATAATAAACTAGACGCAGTTTGTGTATCGCTCCCAAAATGTGGTTCTACTGTTATCAAACTTGAACCATCATAAAAATTAGAATCACTACTTGCTACAGTAACTTGAGTATTATCTGTTAAATCACCAGTAAAGGTAACTTGATTATCGTTTACAAATATTGAGGTTATATCATTTATTTCACCCTCACTTAAAACTAATGCCATATATAAATATTGGTTATCAGTTCCAGAAGTTTCTAAAAAAACAACATTACCACCAACTTTTCTTGTGCCATAAACTACGGGTATAAAAGCATTTGCACTAAATTTATTGACTAATACGCCTTTTGCATTTTGATCGGCTTGTATTTGTCCAAAATCTGGAATGTCGACTTCTGGGGTAAGCCAACCAATCGCAACATCAACAACATCAACAACAACATCAACTGCAAAATCAAAGATATCTACTATACCTTTGCCTAAATTACCTAATGCTTTTCCAAGATTAAATCCCATTATAATCTGCCCCATCTAATGTCTTTAACTGTTAAAGCAGAAAACTCCATGCCTTTATCCCCAGAGAAAAACCTTTGTTGTGAATTATCTGTTGTTACCCTGCCACTTGTTTTCCCAAAGTTACCCCAATGTGAAGTAACAGCAAGAATTAAACTTGCAGAATCAGTATTATCAGTAATTTTATATTCATCTATTGTGCCATAAAACAATAAAAATGGGTCTGATATTAAAGATAAATTTGCATCTAAAAACCCTCTGTAAATATGAACATCATCATTAATAATATTTTCGTTCAAAGCTATACCGACATACGTTGTATCAACTGCTGATAAATTTATACTTAAAGAGTTCTTTGTAGGTTTACTGGTTTCACTAACCCCAGTAACACCCCTTAAATGACCATTTGCAAGATAAGTTCTTGAAGAACCAGATACACTAGATGTTATGTCAAAACTTGCATTAGTTAAATAAACTGGAGTTGAGAAACCAAAATCTATTAAAAGAACTGGTGCAATATTACCAGTGGCTAGTTCGGTTTTAACTGCACTTGTTAAACCCCTAGCCATTTACAAACTTTCTATAACATCAAACTGGTAATTATATAATAATTCTCCATCTTTTGCTATTTGGCTAGAATTAAACTCTTGAACATCACTTGTTAAATGTACTGTAAATGGAACACTATCATAAGTTACTGAACTATTATTAGCTAATGCTTCTCTGATTGGTGGCTCTATCGTTACTGTTGCAGAATTACTTGATGAGGTTACATCTTCTACAACCATATAAACCTTACTATGTGCAAACTTAATTAAATCACCTGCTTTTAATCTACCTGCTCCATCACTTGCAAAACCATCTATTGCAATAGTGGTATCGCTTGCAGAATGAACCCCATTAACTAACAAAGTTCCAGTTTCATTACCTTGGGCGTTCATGTAACTCGGTAGGGTAATTGTGAAGTTTTCTTTCCTTGACCTTTGTTTCATTATAAAAGCCATAATAGGTGCAAACTCTGATCGTTTCATAGGTGGATATGAAACTGTAAAACTAAATCTTTGACCTTGTACTTGTCTTCTAAAAGTCTTTCCACTATCGGTTTCAGAGAATAATGTCTTTTGATTGTTCTTGAAGTTTAAAGCACTAAATCTAACATTTGGTAAAGCACCACTCATACTATTGCCATTCTACCTTTTTCGTTTACAGCTTGGTTAATCATATTGAC